GAGCTATCCTCTTAGATTTCAAACAATCGGATAATGAGGGTTTATATACATGTTCTATCATATTTCCGTTTAAAGTTAGTATAAGTGCAAATACAGTTTCTATCATGATGTTACTTTGCCTCTGTTTGGTCCACGTTTATATCTATATTTATGTGTGCCTGTACCATTTATTTCAACCTCCACTTTAAGATCTCTAATAAACTTCATTTGTTTAACTTTTTTTTCCATATCTTCCATATATTGTAATACTTTTCTAGTGTTTCGATCCATTGCCATTCCTAATTATTTTTTCTACATCTTCAGTTAACTTTTCAGTTCTTTTCTTTAAAAATTCTATGTTGACTGCATTATTTCTCATGCTTTTAATCTCTGATTCTACGTCTTCTAATAGACCACTAACATGTTCTACTATCATAAAAAGTTCTGCTTCTCCAGCTGATTGACCTAATTCACCTCTTGGATATTTAATTCTAAACTCTGAGTTTTGGTCTAAATCTTTTTGCATCAACTCTATCTTTGTAGAGTGTTGATTTAATTTTTCGTGAATACCAAAATAAGCCCATGTTCCGATTGCGATTATTGCGATCAGACTGGCAACCGTTTTCATTGGCATTTGCACGGCTGCTGATTCGGAAATTTTTAAGGCCATAAATTACCTATTTATAAAACCCTTTAAAAATCCATGCAACCCATTTGTTCCATAGACCTTTAATTTTGTCCCAAATTCTTTTTAACATTTCCATCTCCTTCTAGCTTGTCTTAATCTAGAGTTAGGATCTTTAGCCGCTTTTGGAAACTTTTTCATTTGTCCAGCACTTCTTGCACAAAATGATTTACGTCTCTTTGCGTCCTTTGATCCAGGTTTAACTTTTCCTGTTACTGCTGTTTTAAGTTTTGAACCAGGATTATCCCGTCTGTACTTTGCAACACCAGCTGCTGTCATTCCCGCTCCACTTTTTGTAGAACGAAAATACTTTTTACTTCGTGGAGGCATGGTATCTCCTCCACGTTTATAGCCCATAATTTCTAATCGGCCATTTTTCATCTTACGTGAATGTTATTGTTACTCCACCAGTACCACCAATAGTAGCATGAATACCTTCAACAAATAAAATTCCATTTCCTGGAAGATACATATCTAATCCCTCTTCTCCGAATAAATATGTAGCTATCGTAGTGCCAGAAGCTCCGCCACTTTTAAAGATGATAGAACCACTAGCTGAATTTCCTTTAGCTTGTATTGAAGTCAATCTTGCTCTCTTAGTCGTAGGCACCATTTGTGCGGTAGCCGTAGCATGAGCACTCGACTGGTCTGATGAAAAACTTGATCCACCCATAATTTTTTCTCCTTAATTTGGTGCTCCCGAAGGAGCACCGTTTAATTATTAGTTACCAAATGGTGTAACGATTGTTCCGTCACCAATTAATAAACCTTCTACCATATACTGATTTGCTGCTACAGCTGTAAATTTAATTCTTGAACCAATTAAACCACCTTTAGTAGCGTTACCAGCTCCAGCTTCTCCGTTTAAGTTTACAACATCATTAGCTGCTGCAGGCACGAAAGCTTTTTTTGATCCGTCATCAACACCTACCATTACTGAACCAATAAATTTATCTGTTCCATCAGTTGATATAGTTCCAGTGAACTCATCAATGAAAAGAATTTCAAAAGTTGTTCCAATAGTATTAGCGTTATTTGGATCACTTCCTGGACCAGCCGAGCCACCATCAGCGGTAGCAACGATTGATGGAAGAGTTATCGCAGTTGGACTTCCAACTGGATCCATCGTGCAAACTCTGCCTGCGTGTGTTGCAACAGATAAGTCTGTTGCTGCAGTAAGAGCTATTGTAGCTCCTGGACCAATAGATTGAAAACCATTTCTCGATCTAACTGGACCATCGAATGTAGTATTTGCCATAATATTTTCTCCTATAGTTTTACTCTGCAGTCTCTATAGCGTCTGCCTAGCCAGTCTGCAGATAATTTTATCTAGGTTATTTGTATTATACATAAAAAAAGGGGCGATGTGAACACCGCCCCTTAAATGAAATACTATAAGTTAGTATTTGCTAGATTATAACTTACCGTTACCAAATACACATCTTGGATCTGAGAATCCAAATGAGTATCTTTCTCTAGCTTTAAATCTAACGTTACCAGTATCGAAGTCACCTTCCATTGCAGTTTTGATTGGTGCTCTTACGAACATTTTGAAGCCATTAGGCACATCCGTCATCAAGAAGAAGGCATCTGTATCAGTTAAAAAGTTATTCACTCTGTAACCTTGAGGTACCATTCCCATTGAAACGACTGCGTTAATGTCATTATCTGCAGTGCTCGTTCTTTGTGGAGACTTCATAATTCTCTCAGCTGTAAATTGTAATTCTTTTGGAATTATCATTTTTACACCCTGAGATGCTATTTTTAAGCCTCTTTCATCGACGAATCCTGAGATATCAATCAACGATTGCTCAAGAGAAGTTTCGTTCAAGTCAGCTGCAGTTGCTAATACGTTACTGAATGTACCGCCTGTTGCTAATGGGTGGGCATTCGATATTAACGGTTGACCATCTCCACCAGGGTTAGCTGCATTTTCAGCATTGTTTAGAATGTTAGCTGCTTTTACTTGCTTCGTGTTAGACATAGATCTTGCAAGTGCTCTAGTGTATCTAGCTGCAAGTCTGTCGTATAGGTTATCTTCGATCGCTTCTTCTGTGATAGCGAATGCTAAAGCGATTGTTTCGTGTGTATATCTAGCTGTGAATGTTTCATTAGCTTGATCGAACACTACTCCAGCACCTTCTTGTTTAGTTGGTGCAGAAGCGAAACCACTTAACATTACTTCTTCTTCAAAAGCTCTGTCAGATGTTTCAGTAGCGAAAATCTCTGCGTGTTGATTTTCGTACCTGTTATATTCCAGGCCGAACAAGGCGTTCAATCCTGGCTCTAGTTCTTTAACTAGTTGACTACGTGATATTGCCATAAATTATACTCCTGTTCCATTTCTGTAGAAATGCTTATTGATTCTTACAAGAATGTTAGCATTTGGGTTTGCAGTGTCACTATTGTCTGGATCCTGAGAAATGTCGATCGCTTGGATTACAAACGATGCATTTGTTCCTGATACAGATACATCTAGTTGCACTTCAGAAATACCTGTTGTTGTGTTTCCACCACCTGTTGATACTGAGTAGTTTTGATACAAGTCCGCTCTAGCGAAAGTTGCGTCCGCATCCATTAAGAAAACAGCATCTGGGTCATCGACAACAAATGCTGTAATATCACTTGCTACGATTGATCCTGGATAACTATTTCTAAAGGTCGGTTTTTTCGTTGTAGGGTCTGTATAAAAACATCCATTGAATACTCCGATAACAGCTGCTGAGTTGTTTGCCGTATGTCTGTCAATATTTCCTGCAGTTGTTGGGATTACCAAATCACCTTGGAAAATTGCAGTCGTATGGTTACTTGCAATTGTATATCTATTCTGAGCACCAACTAATGGAGTACCGTCTAGTTTTCTGTATGGTCTTAGACCAAACTTTTCGGTTACGTTTGCCATATGTTTTTTCTCCTATTATAGTTTTAATTAACCAACCTTGTCGGTAGTAAACGTTAATAAATTAACTTTTACGGCCACCTCCAAAGGTTACTTTGGACTGCCTCTCAACATTGATTGGCATGTCCGGGTGTTGTTCCTTCATAAGATCTTGGTCTAACGCATCTATTCGATCCTGAGTAATTCCTTTGAAGTACTCGGCACGAGACTCTAAAATCTCTGTCGGTATCCTTGCCAACGCAAGGCCTCCAATCCCGATGATACCCGTGTGTTTTCCTTCAGCGATGACAGGAAAATCGTTTTCACCAATTTCACTTAAAAGTGTATCGGCTCTAACAAATTCCCATCCCTCTCTTAGTTTCCTTGATACATTCGATGTATCATCAAAACCGGATGTGGCTAATCTTATCCAACGATGCGAAAAGCCGTTAGGTGCGGGTGGTGCATCTAAACTGGAAGATGGAGTCCATTCTTTACGTCTAGCTTCCTTACTTCTAGTCGTGGACTGGCGTGAAGTTCTCATTTTACTTGTCATATTATTCTGCCTCCTTCACGTATTTAGCGTATTCCTCTAAAGGCACCCCTAATTTCTTAGCGATTACTACCTGTGATTTGGTGAGTTTCACAGACTTGCGTCCTCCTTGTCTACGACTAACAGAAGCTACGTTTTGGACGGGTCGGCTAGCTTGTGTCTTTTTCTCTTCCGTCGTATCTTGGGCAAATTTCTGAGGGAAATACTCCTTCATACGTTTGTTAATGTTATTATAATATTCATCTGTATCAGAAACAACCCCCTGGTTGATTAACTGCTGATGAATGGACATCGCTGCACCTGTCATAACTTCATCAGTGCCAAACCACGGATTCCTCGTCGCCCAATCAGTCGCTTTTTCGCTGACTGGCGGTGGTGTTGCCTCTGTTTCATTAGACTCTTCAGCTTTGTCGGTTTTTGCTGCTTCCGCTTTTGCTTTTTTTGCAGACATAGAAACATTTACTTTTTCTTTTTCTACAGCTAGCTTAGCGATTGCAGCATTAGCTTCAGCTATCTTATCTGAATCTTGTGCCTCAATAGCTTCCTTCAACATTTTCTTTGTTTTTTCTGTTTCAGAATCTACTCTTGCGTCATATTCTTTGAGATAGTTGGTGCTAGTTTCTTCTGATGTCTTTTCTAAATCAGCAAACTTTTTTTTGAGACCTTTAGCATACTTTAATGCAGCTTGTTCTCTACGCTCAGCTTCTTTTTGCTTGAACACAAGTTCATTGATTCTTTTCTGATAATCAGAAGTTTTTTTTGTTAAGTTGTCAGTTTCTGTTTTTTGTGCAGGCTTTTCAACTTTTTCTTCTACTGGTTTTTCTTCTACCTTTGCTTCTTTTTCTTCTGCAGGTTTTGAAATATCAGTATATCCTAAGTCAACATTCTCTTTTGGGAGATGTGTTGGATCAGGTTCTGCTTGTTTTTGATTGACATCGATAGTTTCTTCATTGACTCCATCAGTGTCTAAGTCCACCTCATTTTGAGGTGTTTGGTTTTCATCCGCCATTTTTTCCTCCTAGTAAGCGTGCAAAATATCAGCAGGGTTATTTATCTGAGCGATGATTTCATCATCGTTAAGGATTCTAACTTCCCCACCTTCAATTTTGAATCTAGAGCCGGCATATCTGCCGAAAATGACCCATTGTCTTTCTTCGCACCACTTTCCAAAAGGAAACTTTTCTTTGTCTCTGTAACAAAGAGGTCCCATCTTTAACACCAACCCACAAACTGTTGTCATTTGTATTGTGTCATGAGTTGTATCAGCCAATATCAAACCACCTTTAGTTTTTTTAGGTCCTGCATAAGGCAATACCAATAACCTATATCCAGTTGGATTAGGTAATCTATCTAAAAGTTTTTTGTCTATTGATTGTTCGTCTAAGACCTTTGAGACTTCTTCTTGATTCTTATAAGCTTTCTCAAGACCTCCTGTCCGTTTCGGTTGCTCCGTGGACTTTGTTGTCATTATAGCTCCTGTTTTTTTAGCAAGTCCTTAATGTCTTGCTGCAAATCCTCCATGGATTTGATTTGTCCACGATGATACATTAATTGTTTTTCATCGTCAACATTATAGATAAGGTTAGTTTTAACATTATCAAGTCTTTTATTTAGAAGTTTTTTAATTAGATCTAATGTTTCAAGATCCATTATTTTTTACCGTTTCTAAATATTTGTGTACCCTTTATTCCAAATATGCTCGCAACCACAAGAATCCACAAATTTGTGAACCATGATGGGAGCGACTGGAAATGTTCGAAAAAGATTTTTACCTTTTCCATAGCAGACGGGTCGTCTGATATCACTGCCCAGGCAAGCACCGCAATCGGGGCACTTAAAATTAACAATACGAATTCATCTTTCCAGTCTGATTGTCTAGCTTCAAGAAGTTTGCCCTGGTAGGCCTCCTCACCTCGAGCTTGACGTTCAGCATGAAGTAGTTGAGCTTCTGACATTGCCATTTTAGCCTTTTGACGATTCGCATATATTTTTGAACCAGCTTGGACCGCAACTTTAATTGCACTTAGCCACATTTTTCCTCCAATACTTTGTTAAGTTTACGATATTTTTCATTGTGATTTAAATTATCAATGTACATTTTTAGCACCATATCGATTTTATTTTTTCTTCGCAACGATAAAAAACTATATATTTTAAAAAATATGTTTACTGCTGCTTTACCTCGAGCACGCCATCTATAAGTAAATTTGTGGTGATTCATTCTTGGTTTTATAGTGAATACTGAACCACATTTGAAAAAACTGTGTATGTTTTGAACCACATCTAAATCTGACATTTCGACTGAGATTGATGGAATCTGATATTTGACGTTTCCCTTCCGTCTTGTAGTTTCGTAACTTATGTAACCCTCACCATCAATAATACCAGCGTAATATGCTTCTTTATCTGACTCCGATAAATTTTTTGCCACTGGTTTGGATTGAAGAGATTCCTTTGATATCGGATCTTGCCCCCACTTCTCTATGTGGACAACCACCCCCTTTGAGTCCTTGTGGGTTTGGTCCTCTTTCTGGTGGAGGTCCAAATTCTTTTCCGCCACTTAGACTTCCTCCTCTACGTTTTTTCTCTACACCTGAGATTGTTCCTTTATTTTTTGATGCATAGAATACTGCTTCAGCTTCATCACCATATTGCTCTCTCATGGCGGACATAATTTTTTTACCTTTTTTATTTAATGGCATATGTAAAGCCTCCTTTTTTGTAAGTGACTACACCACCTTTTTTCTTTTTAATATTTTTACTCATAAAATCTTTTACACTCTCTCCAATATTTTTTCTGATTTTTCTCATCTGTTCTCTTGTTGCCATAGGAACTTGCATAACCTTTTCATCTTTTTGCAAAAATTTTCCTACAGTTTTACCAATACCTTTATCTGTTTTTAGGATTTTGTCTGATTGTTTTTTTGTAATTTTTTTAGCTCCTTTAGCTAAAGCATCTTTGATTTTACTTTTATTCGAAGTAAGTAAAACTTTACCAGATGTTAATAATAATCTAATCATATCAATCCTTTAGATCTGGGAATTCTTTTAATTGTTTATTAACTGTTTTTGCTGCCTCTTTATGTGCAGATGATGAGCTTAAACCCGCAGCTCTGTTTTCGTTATATTCTTTTTTTAATAGTTTATTAAATTTTTTAGTTGCACCTTTGACGATTGGATCACCTAATTTAAATGCTACTCCTAAAAAATATCTTGCAACCATTATTTTTCTAACTTCCTCTCTGCGATATCCAATCTTTTATCAGATTGTTCATCTTGTTGTGCTAATCTATCATACTCTAAGTTTAATTTATTAGCTTGTCTTTGATTTTCTTGGTCTTGTTTAAATCTTACCTCATTTTCTTTTCTTTGCATATCCATAGCTCTTAAGTCTACCTCTTGTTGCTTAATTCTAACTAATGGATCTTGTTTATTTGCTTGTGCTTGCATTTCACCTACTACTAAACTCTCAGTAATTTCAGCTACAGCTGTAGCTACTGCATTATCGAATGCTATCTGAAACTGTTGTGGGTCTGTTTGTTGTAAAGATAGTAAATTAGGGTCTTGTGCAAACTGTTCCTTAACTTCTTTTTGTGCTTTAAAAGAAATATGGTCTGATACATGCGATTGTAAGTTTGCATATACCATTGGATTGATTTGAACCATTCTAGATGCCATAAAAGTTGTATGTGCAGCGATGTGTGCGTCGTGATCTTGAAATTCAAAGGCTGTCAGTAGCTGCATTTGTAACGCTCGTGCATTTTCTTTCGCTGGATCTAGCGGTTGAGGTGGTTTTGGTGCAGGTTTCATCAAAGTATCGATTTGTTTTGTGCCTAAAGCTTCATAAACACGTCTATAAGCTTCGTGAATGTTGTGTAATTGTGGATTTGACTGTGCAATTTGCAATTGTGTCTGTGCTAACGTCACTCTTTGTGCCATAGACATGATATTTGGGTCTGCAACTGGTAAAATATCGACTCTGTTATCAAAATCCATCTGTTTAATCATACGATTCGCACCATAAACATCATAAGGGTACTCAGGCGGTAGATATTCTCCGC